TAAGAATAGTAGTAACAGAAGGAACAAGTCCTATGCTTTTAGCATCTCTTAGTGTGGTGTTTCTCTCTTTACCATTAGCACCTATGATGGTGTACATGGGTTCTCCCTCAAGAGAATACCAATGTCCGGACTCGGATGTAAACTTATTATACTTGTCTAATTCAGTTTTGTCAAGGGGTTTGTTCATTTTTTAGGTCCTTAAATGTTTTATATACATCTGAAGTAAATAATTTTTGTATACTAACTAACCACATCCTACTAGCATTGTGGTCTCCACCACTAACAGACTTTTTAAAATCTAATTTATCTATAAGTTGTTTTAGTTTAGGTATGTCAAAAATAAGTGTGCAAAATATATTATCATCTATACATAAATTATGAAACCAGTAGTCTGCTTCAGTAGTTATTATACCAGATGGTTTTCCGTAAGACTCATACTCAATACAAATATTACCTGTTTTCATCCACATTCCTCTTTCAGATTTTACTTCTATCTTTTTATTTACAAACATATCTATAATTTTTTCTTCTTTTATAGTTCCGTACTGTAAATCTATATCAAACTTCTTTCTATCTTTCTTAGTGGGTTTCACTCCAGTTACCTCCAATTTTATATTGACCGGTTAAGTTACACCTCATATTAAATTGGTCTGTTACTTTTTCTATACACTCAACACCAATTCTACCAACACAATCTGCTTGAGATTCTTTGACTTCTAACTGCCATTCATCATGTATATTTGCAACAAACTTAGCATCAAAAGTATTTAATTTAATTAGTTCATGTAAATTAATCATAGCTTGTTTCATAACAATAGCACCACTACCTTGTAATAAAGTATTAAGTGCTGAATGCTGACTTCTAACATATATTCTTCTACCATCTATACCTTTTAAGAATCCACGATTAGAAGCTTGTTGTACTCTATCTCTTAATTTTTTAAGAGCCGGTAAGTTTCTAAAGAATCTTTCTTTTAATGCCTTACCTTTTTTAATATCACCATTTATTATCTTACCTATCTTAGCATCTCCTGCACCATAAACCAAAGCGTATATAAATGTTTTAGCTTGGTCTCTAGTTTTTAATCCTGCAAGTTCTTGATTGGTTGAATGTATGTCTCCATTAACAACTTCTTCAATGTAATCAATATCATTCATGTAATGTGCTAACATTCTCAATTCAAGTCCACTAGCATCAATACCAACTAATCTATAGCCTTCAGGGACTGTCCAACAAGAACGACACTCTTTACCATAAGGGCTACCTAAGTTTGGAACTTGAGCCATATTAGGACTTCTATGTGTCATCCTACCTGTAATAGTTCCGTTAGGTATAACTCTACCATGAACTCTATCACCTTTTAACTCATCTATCCATGATGAGACTTGAGCTATTCTCTTTTGATATAACAGAAAGTCTGCTATAAGTTTAGCTTCTTTAATGTGCTCAATCTTTTTAAGAGTTGCTTCATCAACAATAGGTTGTCCAGTAGGAGTAAATCTTTCTGGCATCCAACCGAAGTCAATAAGATATTCTCCTATTTGTTTACGACTACCTAAATTAAACTCCACTAACTTTTGTCGCATGAAAGGTTCAAAGTTTTCTGTATTTAAACAATTAGTATACTCTTCATCTGTCAAACCTCTTTGACTTAGTTCTCCATTTTTTTTAATGTAAGGCGTAACTATCCTGTCATCAACTAATTTAGGCTGAAATGTTTTTTGTACTTCATCTTCTACATCTGCCATCTTTTGACTTAGCTTTGCTAATAAAAGCATTGCTTGTTTACTATCAAAATAAAATCCGTTTCTTTCTTGTTCTAACATTATCGAAGCAACTTTGTGTTCTAAGTTAGTAGCCTCAGAACTAAAGCCTCTACCTTCATCAAGTAAGTATTTGTAAACAGCTTCATTCAATATTACATCTTGCTCACAATAATCAAGCATCTGTGGAGAATAGTTTTCAAACTCTGGTTGTTCTTGTTTAGGACATGATAGTTTATAACCCCATGTTTTTAGGCTGTGTCCATTTTCTCTGATTGGATTATAAAGTCTTGACATGACAAGAGTATCTACTATCTTGCCTTTGTATTTAAAGTTGTGAAGTTTTTGTAGAACCGGTAAATCAAAACCAATTATGTTATGACCTATAAGAGTTTTTGCCTCACCTAAAAAATTTAAACCCTCTTCTATTTCATTAGGAGAAAATCTATGTACTGTACCATCAACTTCTTTTGCAACAATACACCATACTCTACTTGCATCTAAGTCATCTGTTTCTATGTCAAATACTATTTCAGAAATCTTCTGCATGGAATGTCTCTTCATCTGTTATTTCATGTAATCTACCTGTATCAATATCATATCTTAAACTACATGCCATGCCTGTATCTCCGGTATATCTTGATTTAAGTACCCTAACTTTAGTAATGTTTGCTTCATCTGGATTTTCTGCCTGTTGATTTCTTTCTAATGCTATCACACAATCGGACAACTGTGCAATTCCTTGAGAACCTTTTAGGTGAGAAAGGGACACTTGTATTCCTTTTTCGTGTCCCCTGTCTCCCTGTGCTCTACGCAAGTGTGATACTAATATCATACCAACACCTGTCTCCTCTACTAAACTTCTTAGTCTGTTCATTAACATATCAATACCTCTTCTTTCATCTCCTTCAGTCAGCACATTGACAAGCATGTGTAGGTGGTCAACCACTACCCAATCACATTCACAACCAACAATAATATATCTTAGCTTAGAAAATATTTCATCTATATCTGTAGCTCCTAAGTGTGCATGAATAAATACTCTACCTTTTTGTATAGCTCTATCAAACAAATCCTGTAACTCATCATTAGTATAGTTCTCTCTTTTCTCAGATAAATATATCCTATCATTTGCTTCAATAGATACAATACCATCAGCAGTACGCAACCAGTTTTCTTCAAGTGCTATGATACCTACATTATCTTTTGTATTCTTTATAAGATGATGCTCAAGTTCTCTAGTTACACTAGACTTACCAAGACCTGTTCCACCTGTAAGAGTAACAAGTTCGCCTTTACGCATACCATATAACTTTTTATTTAATCCTTCCCAAGGATAAGCAATACTTTCTTTTACTTCTCTATTGAGCCAATCATCTTTTTTACTAGATAAATCTAAAATGCCGGATGGTGTATATGTCTTAGCTTCCCACCAAGCATTAGAAAACTCTTGAAACTTTTTCTTAGCTAACATTTCGTTAGCATCTTTATATCCGTTAGGTAAGTTTACTATCTTAGCTTTACTAGGTTTTAATATTCTAGCAACTTGTCTTGCTGATTCTATACCGGCTTTGTCATTATCAAAACAAAGTACAACATTATCAAAGCTCTCAACAAACTCAATGCTTTCTCTTATATCTTTAACTGCCGATGAAGCTCCTCGTTTTATAGATACAACACTAGACTTACCTTGCATCAATTCATAGACTGCCATTGCATCACACTCTCCCTCAGTTATTGTAAGATACTTACCACCCTTGTTGCGATACAACTGCTCTCCAAACAATCCTGTACCTTGAAATGTACCATTACATGCAAAGTTTTTATTATCAACATACCTAGTCTTAGTAGCAACAATCTCACTACCATTATGATATGGGTATATGTGTTGCTTTACTTGACCATTATGGTCTTTAACTATTTTAACTCCAAACTTTCTAGCTGTTTTTTCAGATATGTTTCTATCTGTAAGAGGTGCGTACATTCCTGTATATGAATTTAAGAAAGATGTCTCAGGCTGTTTCATGGGTACAATAGTATTATCATTTGTACTCATATCATCTGCATTATCGTAGTCTGGTATGAAAGCGTTGCAACTAAAACATTTAGCTGAACCATTATCATTAAGTGAAACTGCATCGCTACTACCACATTTAGGACAGGGTAAGTGATGCTTTATAAATTTTGTGTTCAATTCTATCTCCTTTAAAAAGTGAGGCGTTGTTCATACTAATACGAGTTCATGTGTTGTAATAACTCATGACTGTTGATTTACATAGAACTGGATTTATACTTTAATAGCTATCCACTTTTCTGCTAACCTCATGCTAGTTTATTTTAAGGTTCTAGCAAACCTTTTTATGAGGTTAGGACTCCTCTTCTGTGGAAGATTCATCCTCGGTCATTCCCTCATCAGGAGCAACTTCTTCTGTAGGTCCACCATCTTCTGTTGGTGTTTCTACTATTTCATTTGTAGGTGTATCAACTACTGCTTCAGTTCTATCTTGCAATAAATTTGCTAAATTATTTCTATGTGTAGCTGAACTAAACTGTAATGCCTCTGCTACTACACTTAGCGTTGACACCTTATTAATAATTACATTTGCCTCCATTTGGATATTATCATCAGTAATATTATTAGTGTCCCAAGTAGTAGTTCTTCCATCATCTGTCGTTATTGTTATAATCATAATTAAAATTCCTCGTTGTCATCAAAAAATTCAGAGCCATCCTCTGCTTTGTATTCTACTAACTCTACCACTTGAACACCTTGTAGGTCAAGACTTTTACCAGATTTACCGGCATATTCCCAGTCGTATTCACTACATTGTACTCTTACTTTAGAGCCATTCCCAACAGCAACATTTATATCTTGCTTATTAACATCAAGTAATCTAGGTGCATTCCTAACCATTCCGTTAGGACCATTGACCTTTCTTTTAATTACTAATGCCGGACCTTCATCCATTTGTTTTATAGTGTGTCCACGACCTGCAAAGTCATCTGCCACACTCTGTTCTACTACTAAGTTAATAGTATAAACAGGTTCAAAAGTGGTATTCGGTGTTTTAATACTTGCCCAATACCCAGTTCCTTCAACTATCATATTTACCTCCTTCGGTATTAAAGTTTAAGTTGAGAGTTGTGAGCCAACTACTCTCAAAGTTGTGGATTAACCAAACCTTCATCTTATACACATGGAGATAGGAGGGCTGTAGGTTACTCATAATATTTATTATAACAGAATTATTCATCTGCACCTAATAAAATCTCATCTAAATCATCAAGATTTATACTATCTAATATCTCTACTATAAAAGTATCTCCTTTATATTCAACAGTATGTGCAATGTCAATGTTTGCTTTCTCTTTAATGACAACTAAACTCTCTGTAAAATGTCTGTATTCTTCTTTAGTCAAGGTTGCTTTCATACATTTATTTTAAAAGGAACTTGACAAGCTGTAATCGTAATATCATCTGTATCAACAGCATCAGTAAGGTATCTTGTGATAGCTCTTAATAACTTACTACCGGCTCTGCCCTCAATCACTTGTACATTATTTATACTACCTAACTCTATATCATAACTAATAACTGTGCTTACATCTCTACTAAAACTTATATCGCTTATGTAGTCTCCAAAATTAACTGACCTATTTAATTTAGGACAAGTATAAACTACTGGCTCTACAGTTTCTACAACTTCTGCATCTATCTCAGCTACATCAACCGGTATTAATTCTTCCTCTGGTACACCTGTGATATGTCTACCTGTTAAGACTCCTAAACCGGCATTGACTCCAATAACATTTTCTTTTAAATTTTCTATTTCTTCAATTATAAAATCATCTTTACTTAAAATTAAATTATCTAAATTTATTAAATTTTTATTTATTTCAATAATTTTATTATTTATATTTGTAATTTCTTCATTAAGATTATTTTCTTTATAGTCAATATAATTAGAAACAGTATCATAATTTTCCGACAATACATTTAAATATAATTTAACACCATCTTGATATTCTTTTATCTTATACATCTGTCTGCTAACAGTATCTATTTTATTATTTAAATTAGAATAACCATAAAAAGATATGATTGTCCATGCTAAAGTTACTACTGATATTAATATTATTTTTTTCATTACGCCTCCATTTAATTAAATTTTTTATTCTCTAAATCTTTTTTTAAATCTTTTAACCATTGTTCTCCCTCTCTTTCAGCATCTTTAAATACAGCATTGGTAAAAATAATAGGTATGAGTACAAGTAAATGAACTATTATGCTAGTCAAAGTATTGTACCCATACCACCCCATATAATAGGTAGCTATAAATCCAAAGAATACAGACCACATTACAAACAACACCAACATAAAATATGCTTGTACGGAATGGTCTCTAATATGTTTTAAAGGATTATATTTAACATTCATTATTAAATTCCAACACTCTACAATCCAATAAAAAAATCTTTTAATCATCTTTAAATTCTTTGTCATAAATAATTAAAGCAACTCCATAACAACAAAACAACATAAATAAAATAATTAACCATAGACCATTCATCTTCCTTGTCCTCTATATTTTTTATAACTTCTTTTTTTGTTCTTGTTCATGTGAGCCATTGATATTTTAATACGCCTAGAACGACCTCCTGTGCCTTGTGAGGTACACTTTTTAACATGCTCTATACTTTGTATTACTTTAGTTCTTAAAGCCATTCTACCTTATCTTTTTTACGCTTGTCATTATATTCTGTGACTTGCTTTCCACTACCATAACATATAATCATCTTAGTCCACTTACCATTTTTGTATCTACAATCAATAGAAGTTACTTGTTTATCTAATTTTTCTTGTTTTAGTTCTTTTTTTCTTTGCTCTACTATATCTTTGTATTGTGTCATGCTTTATCCAGAATCAAACCTTTCACAAAGATATGAGCAACTTCTTCTAGCATAGTCTGATATATGTAACCTTCTTTAGCATCTATGCCCTCGGTATCTAATACTCTTTGCTCAACTTTATTTACTAAGTAATGTAAGTTATCTACTGAAACTAATCTTAGTAATTCAAAATCTCTCAATGCTACTTCTTCTATTCTTGCATATAAAGTCATTAGTCATCCTCCACTACATTAAACTTAGCATCATAAATCCTTTCACTATCTGCCCACTTCCAATCTATTTCAAATCTGTAAGTAGGGTCATAAGTTCTAACCTCGCCATCTTCAAACTCAACTGTGAGTTCGCTATACTTTATATAATGGTCAATCACTTTGTCCCAATCTATATCAAGTTCTGATAAATCAAACTCAATCTTTTGGTCGTAACGGGCTTGTAAATATTTTGGTTTACTCATAATTATTTCTCATATACATAGACATCCCACCTACTAGCCTCTTGTAAAGATGCAAAGGGATAACTTCTTCTAACATACAAAGGATTCTTTTTACCCCATCTGCCTTGAAGTTTAACATAGTGTTGTCTATTACTGTGTCTGTTTATTAGACTAACACTTTTCCTAAGTTCTTTCAACTGGTGTAGCTGACTTAGAACTTGGTCGCTGTTTTTATCTACAGTCAATACATATCTTTTAGTCCTCATTCATTACCTCCA